TCTTTTGCATAAAGAAAATCACGGCTTTCTTTGTTGGTCATTTCATCAGCACCAATAACTGTGTATTTTTCAGTTTCAAATAAAACTCTTCTAATTTCTCTAATTGTCATTTGATTTTTCATTTTGTTTGTTTTTAATTACCCTACAAATATATAACCTTTATTTTTATTACGCAAACTTTTTCAAAAATATTTTTAATTTATTTTTTATTTATTATTAAAAAGGCATTTCGTCGTCTATATCAGTTAAATCAGAATTATTAGGAGATTCAAGTGCTATATCTAATTGTGCTTTTGGAATTTCAATTTTTTGTAATTCATCATATTGTTGCAAAATTTCATTTATACCAATCCAACTTTTATTGTCCCAATGGTTTATATTACCATCAAAATCTTCATACCTACCATTATTGAAATTATGCTTGAATTTCCACGCTCCCTCTTGTCCTAAATGTGTGAATTTCACTTTTTGAACCGATACCATTCCAAAATTTAATTTCTTTAATGTTTCCTCATCTTGCTCTCTTTTTAAAGAAATTCCATAGTCTGTTTTATTCCAAAAATCGGCACTTCCTGAAATATCATACATTGTGGGTAATGGATACAAACCATTTTGTAACTTCTGTAATTTTGTAGGGTGTGCAACTAATTGAAATAAAACATCATTTTGTTTTGCAAACCAAATCATTTTATCTAAACTTTTTGAAATATAATCTTGCTTTGTTTCGCCACGATCTAATTTATATTCTATTTTATTGTATGGATCTAAACAAACTATTTTCACACCTTTTGTTTTGACGAAAAACTTAAACTTTTCTAAAATATTATCTAATGTAAAATCATTATCGGGTACAACCCAAAAAAAGTTTTCTTGAATGTAATCGTGCGTTTGATAAAATAAATCTTCACTTACTTTTGTTTTATCAAAATCTCTACCTATAATTTTTCTTGCAAGTTTAATTTCGTGAATTGATAAAGGATAATTTTCAGGACTGAAATATGCGGTTTTCCAACCATATAAAATATTTAGTTTAACATTTACAAAGTCACAAAATTCAGACTTCCCACCGCCAGGTGTTGCTGTAATTACAGCTAATCTTTTAGTTTCCCAAGTTATAATTTCGTCTAATTCAGTAATATTTAATTTTTTACCATTTTTTAATCCAAATTCCCAAATGTTTTTAGTTTCGTTTATAAAATCATCTGCATAAAAAACACCATCTACTTTTGGCACTTTAGCGTTTTTAATAACTTCTGATAATGATTTTCTTCCTTTATGGCATAAGTACTCATTTGCATCTTTATATTCGTTAAAACTGCATATATAGCACTTTTCAAATCCAAACCGTCTTATTAATTCTTCTCGCAATTCCAATCCTTTTTCATCAATATCAGTTGCAATATATATTTTTTCAATTTTATCAAATAAATCAATACTTGTATCTAAATAAGACATTTTTCCAATGTTTGCTCCATTTGGCACTGAAATAACATTTTCAAATCCATCTTCAATAAAACTTAAAGCATCAATTTCTCCCTCTGTTATAATAATTTCTTTGTGTTTTAAAATAGCATCGTAATTATACCAAATTAATTCTGCACCACTTTCTAATTTAAAATTTTTCCTTGCATCACGATATTTTATATTGATTAATTCATTATTTTGATAGTAAGGAAAACATAAGGCATAAGTTTCTTTTTCAATTTGTGAAAAATATATCTGTTTTCCGCTTATTTTCATTTTTGATAAGGTTGTTTGCCCAATCATTCGAGTACCAAAATATTTAACAGCCTCGTCTTTTAATTCTGTAAAATTTACCCAAACTGGTTTAATAAATTCCTGTTTAGTTTCAAATTTTTTATATTCAACAAATCTTTGGCTACAATTCTGACAATATCCTTGCTTTTTTGTGTAATTAAAAGAAAAACATAATGCTTTTGGCTTTTTTCGGTTGTGTGAACATTCTGGGCATGTAGATTTATTTTCTCCCTGCTTACTCAATGAAATTGTGTGAATATTCCCACTATCAATGCACTTTATTTGTAACTGTTCCATTAGAATTGTTTAATTGATTTGTTGGAAAACTCTTTTTCTAATCTCTGCAATCTTTGTACTTCGGTTTCGCCAATTTGTGATTCTATTTGATTTGGAAACTCTTTTTTTAGCCATTTTGATGCTGTCAAATACAAAGATTTGTAATTTGTATTTTTTCTGTAATTTTCAATATCGATTAAAACTTCATCAATTTGCCGTTTTGAATAAATGATATTCAGTTTTTCAAATTCTAAAACTGTCATCGATAAATGAGAAAAATTTTTATAAATTTCATTCACATTTATATTTATTTCTTTTATTTTATTTTCTATTATATTATCTTTATTTATTATTATATTAGGCTTGGCTGTGGCTTGCTCTTGGCTTGAACTTTTGCTTGCAAGCAAATTTTTATTATTTGTTTCATTTTCAACTCTTTGCAAACCACCTTTCTTTCCGTTGTTTCTTAAATTTATTAATTTATCCATCGTCTTTTTGTAAGTTTTAAAATATTTTTCAACGATTTTTGTTTTAAATTTTACATTTTTGCCACGATAATATCTAAAAACATTAACTACAAACTCATCAAAATGATTTTCATTTTCAAAAAATTCTTCTGCAATTTCTAAATCTTCGACTGTTATTTTTATGTACATAAATTAATTAAGGTTTTTTTGGTTGTATGAAAAATCTTGTATTGATTGATTTACAAAAAGTAAATTATTGCGGTTTACTTGGTTTAAAATAGCGGTACTATGCTTCGCACTATTTAATTTGTTATTATTGGTTCGCATTGAATATAAAGTATTAAATATAAAAATAGGGTATATATCCCTCGAGGTGCGAACCAAACTAATCAAATTGCTTTGAAAAGAATTGAGGAAATATATACCTTTATGGTATTTAAAAAATAAATTCTTAATTGTTTTTACAATTTGAATTCGTTTGATTCGCTTTGCAAATATAAAAATACTTTTCATAATACCAAACTTTATTTTACATTTCTAATTTTGCGTATCTTTTGGCAGTGAAATTATCATCTTTCTTGTGTGCCTTTAATAACATATATCCATCCGTAAAATATGTAAATATTTCGTTGTTTTCTTCTATTTCAATAAACTTTCCCTGTACTGGAACTTCTAATTTTTTTCCTTTGTACATTAACTTTATAATTGCTGTTCCTTTTGTTGTCATATTATTTTATTTTTTAAAAATCCGTAATTAAATATAAAATCAAATTCAGGTGTGTTTTTTTTAGGAATATCTTTTAAATTTATTTGCTTACCCTTAAAGTTCACATACTTTTTTCCTCTTTGATTTTTAATTGATAATTCACGTGTACCAAAGTACACACGAGTACACGTTTGGTGTAATTCTTCATTCATAACTTATTGATTTATAATTTGTTTATATTAGTTGCGTATATTTGGGAGTTATGCCTCATTTTAAGAAGCCTTGCAGAAACAATCAGTTTCAAATTCAAACAAATCACATTGTTGCTGTGAAAGTTCGTGCAAGTCTTGTGCTTTTGTAAATGGTCGTTGTGCCATTTCAACTAATTCTTCAATACTTTTATTTGTTCTTAAATCAAATCTTGGTATTTCTTCGGAACTATATTTTTGTTCCATTTCAAGCCACCATTTAGCACTTTCAGGATTTTCTTTTATAATTGTCAATCTCTTTTTCAATGACTTTTTAAAACATAAATCGCAGTTACCTTGATAGTCTTTTAATCCTAAATCAAAACTTTGCTTTTCCCACCAATTTCTAATAAATTTGCTATCAATTTTTACTTCATCACATAAAGGATAAATTACTTTTTCAATTTCAGCATTCACACTTTTACGATGTGCTTCATCTGCTCTAATTCCTACTACTTTAATAATATCAAAGTCTTTGTAATTATCACGCAAATAAGCATCAATAGGTCTTTGTTTCAATTCTCTTGTGCAGTTAGAAGCCATATTATTTGGCAAAGGATATTTTTTTAACATTGCTTCAAATGGTTCTCCATTTCTTGATGCAGTTTCAAAGTCAACGATTGTATAAGTCGTTCCTTTTCCTTTTTCATTGTTTACTAATGCTTCAAGATAAACCAAATTCAATCCAAATTCCTTATCGCATTTATCGGCAAATTGTAAAGTTTCTTCACGTTCTTTTCCAGTATTCATAAAAACAAAAATGCAGTTTTTATAATGCGGATGTTCTTTAATATACTTTGCTAAAAATGCAGAAGTACGACCACCTGAAAACAAAACCACGTACAAAAACGAGGCATAACACGTGCTATAAGAAATAGCGGTTTCGGTGCTTTCTGAAAGTTCAGGTGTGTTTTTAAAATCAGTCATAAATTTAAAGTTTAGTTTTTATTTGTCCGCTACTTCTCATAGCACCATCCGTTATGTGCAAGCACTACATCCGTGTTCCAATTGAGCATTTGTCGTATCATTCTTTTTCTTTTCTTTTTTTTGCCAACGCTCTTTTAAAACAAAGAAGTTTGACGTGTATTATCTTTAATATTCTTTTTCAATTTTTCAAAGTAGTCTTTATCAATTTCGCTACCAACTAAATCAACTCCGTAAAAGTGGCAAGCAATTCCAATATTTCCACTTCCTAAATGCGTATCAAGTATCTTACTTTCTTTTGTTGCATATTGCTCTAAAATATAATTATACAATCTTACAGGCTTTTGTGTTGGGTGTATTCTTTCTTCATTTGAACAAAATCCAGTAAGTATTTGCAAAGGAACATAATCAACTTTCTTTTGACCTGATACGCTTGCTATTTCGCATTGGCTTAAAGTATTGCCACCTCTATTTTTATACCAAATTAAAGCACCTCCATCATCGAAGCAATTAAAGTAATTTGCACCCCAAATAATCTGTTTTTTACTTACTCTTTTTAATTCTTTAAAATACTCTGCATTTGGTATTGCATCGTCCCACTTCATTTCTTTATGGGTTCTTTCTAATTTGCCCTTTACTGCTCCACTTGAAAAACCTATAAAAGTATCTCCAATTCCGTAAGGTGGGTCAACTATTGCCAAGTCAAAGTGTTTGTCTTTAAATTGTGCCATCAATTCCATACAGTCGCAGTTCCTTAAATCTAATTTAGGAGTTCGTTTTTGTTCCCTTGTATTGGGTTCGTTAGTCAAATATTTATCTAATCCTTCCATTTATGTTTTTTTAAAATTTCCCTCCCTAAAAAAAAAAGAAAAGAAAAAGGTTTTGTATTCCAATTGAACATTCTACTAAATCAACCGTGCCAGCGTATAACAGCGGTTTTGTGCTATTGCCGTTTTCAGGCTTAATTTCAAGTTGGTTTTGTACCTCAATCATTTGTCTTAAATTTAAAGTTTTAGGTGTGTTTTATCGGCAACATCACAAAGCCACAGGTTATTTTCGAGAACGAGTGCTTATGTAAAGTTTGTCCTTTCTAATTATACAAACATCATTCTCGAAAGGTTTGTTAAAATCCCATTTTTCTAAATAGGATTTTGATATTTTTAAAACCTCTCCCCAAGCA